CAGCACTGAGCAGACTGAGCTAGGGGCTGTGCCGTCTGCAAACGAAGTGATTTGATTTGCTCCAAGTAGAAGGAGAGCTTGAGAACAAATGCTTACATCAGTATCGCCTTCAGCCATATCCTCGCCTTTTAGTTTTTAGTCGCTATCTGTCATAGCCACAGTTGTGCCATCTGTAACATCGACAACACTGGATGCATTAGATGCAACCATCACAATACTAAGTGTTGGAGTATTGCTGTCATGTACAAAGATAACATCACCTACAGACAAATCATCAGACATGTCGTTGAAATAACCAGCCGTATTAACAGTAGCTATTGCATCTGTTGATGTATATGTCCACATTTGAGGGGCTACTCCTTTTTTGGATTGGCCACCTATTGGGTTCATACCAGTTCTACTAAATGCCATATTAACTCTCCCTACAAGTAATATCTACAAGACCATTCGCATCAATCACGATTGCTCCAGCAGAATACATTGCTGTTACTAAGAAGGAAGTTTTCTCAGGAATGTAGTTGACCTCTGTCTTTGGTGGGATACCAACAGCACAACCAATAGCATCTCTGTGGAATGCTAAACAAGTTCTGTCGTTAGACCCATCTTTTGGAAGACCACCCTCATCACGATCACCAATCATGTGAATTGTAAATCCCATAAAAGAATTTACCTCACCTCTGACTAATGCCTGGACCTGAGCAAAGTCTGCTGAAATTGCTCTTTCATCTGCAAGCAATGATGCTAGTGAGTTGGCATGGATAATCATGTGACGATCTGTAGGTGGTACTGAATTAGCATCCATTCCTTTTTTCGCTTCGATTATCTTTCCTACATTCAAATCTGAAGCACTTGCAGAACCTGAAGTCACAACAGTGTTTGCCACTGTAGTGCCAGCAGAACCAGCTATTAATGCATCAATAATGATTTGATCTTCTCTTCTTCCTATTGCATTTCCAACTAACTTTGCAAGCTCTTGTCTTTCATCAAAGTTGATTTTTGCCTGGTTGAATATGTCTGAATATTCAGAAGCAACATAATCAGTAAGAGTTGCAGTTACACTTGAAAATGTACCATTGAGTGGCACAACGTCTGTAGATGGTGTTCTTACAGAAGCTGAACCTTTAGCCAAGATTGGAAACTTTGCAGTCGATCCCTCTACTCCAGTTCTCATACGAGCAACATTTCTAAGAGTAGCAGATGCCTGATAAGCTTGGTGAACCTCGGCTTCAAACAGCGTAACAAACGCTGGACTTAAAGTTGTAGCCATTAAAGCTTCTCCATAGTTAAGTTATTACATCGTTTGGGTTACCGAAAATTTCGACCTAAACTTTTTATCAAAATCTGATCGGCTGACGAGAGTTATCGATCTAACTAAGAAGATACATCAAGATGTAGTAGTTTGTAAAGCTTTGAATACATTAAGTGCCATAAACTTCCTGGAATTTTTTCTCAACAGTATTTCTATATGCTTGGTCAGTTTGATATCTTGGATCAGCTACCATAGCCTGAAGCTCGGCTTTATCAGGCATACTACCCTCTATTGCAACAGTTGGCATGTCTTGCTTGCCATTAATCAAACCTCTAATTTTCTGCATAACTCTTTGACCTTCAGCAGTGCCACCAAGCACTTCAAGTTCTCTATAGTCATCATTGGTAAAGATACCATCGCTAACAAGTTTTCTGCTCCAGTTAATATTAGATTGGATTATCTCCTGGGCATTGACACCAAGCTTTTCTCTTTCTCTTGAAAGATCAATCTCTTCTGCTTCTTGAACACCACCAGTGATCTCAATCACTTTATTAATCAAACCAGTAATAGATTTATTTGAAAGTTGCTTTTCTTTTCCAAACTCTAGGACAGCCTGAACGACTGCATCATCAGGATCTACTTTTACTTCAGACAAATCATATTGATCAGGTGCAGTCTCGCCTAGTTTCTTTTCCAGGTGATTAATGCTTTTAGCCATGTTCTCAATGTTTGGACCATCTTTTTCATCCCAAAATTTTTCGGGAAACCAGTCAGGTCTTTCGTAGATTTCTCCTTCTGCAAGTTCTTCCTCTCCTCCAGTATCTTCATTTTGGATGTGAGAGATTGCTTCTTCCTGGGCATTGTTATCCTCGCTTTCTATGTTTTGTGCTTCTTCAGCCATTAGGCCAGCAGATTGCTGTTCTTCTTGCACTACATCTTTTTCATCATTCATTATTGCATCTCCTCATACGTTGAATAATTTCTCTTACAATTGAGTTTTGACCTTCCCTGGCATAACCAAAAGATGGCTCTACTCCAGGTGTCCATGCTGGTTGATCTATGGTAATAGATTGTAAATGTTGTAAAACTTTTTGTCCTTCTTCAGTAGAAAAACATCTCATGTAAGTTTTATCAATTTCACTTGGTTCGTTTTTAAATACGACAAAATCTTCATCGATGCCTTCCCACCCACTATTGCTGTTGAGGTATCGGATCTTCTGTGCCTGGTCCTTGTCCATCCATCATTCCTTCTTGTTGTGCCATTTGTGCCATTTGTTGTGCTTGTTGTATCAGTGCTTGCCTTTCTTCAGGTGTAGTCCTAAGCGAAGCTGGGATACCAAGATTATCAGCTATAAAATCCATAGCCTTATCTTGATTAAGAAACAATTGACCTTGTGGTCCTAGCCCCTGAAGTATCTTCATGTAATTTAATACTTCGTTTACCTTCTCCATGTTTTGAGCCATAGCAAGTGGTGCTGTAGGACTAATCTTTACTTGCAAGCCATTCACCTTCAAAGGTAATTCTATCATTCCTAATTCATTCATAAGTTCTAATGTACGTCTAACGATTGGATACATAGTCTCGGATATTAATCTTCCAAATGCTGAACCCAGGTTCTGCGACAACTGCTTCATTCTTTCTTGTATCTCTGTTGCTGATCTTGCTGACATATTGTCAGGTGGCAAGCTTTCATCGAGCATGATTGTTTTGATTGATGCAATAAGATCATTACTTGTGAATTGTGTAAGTTGTGGATCACCTGATCTTGGTAAAGGCTTCAAGCTTTCACCTTGTGGGCCACCATTTCTTGCTACTGGTATGATAGCTCCTGGCACAATACGAACTGTATTTGGATTTAAAACACCATCATCACTGGCAGTAAATACACCACCAATGGATAGACTAGCATTTTTCAAACCTAAATTTTTTGTAGTGTTAAGTGATTTTATATCAGGCAGTGCAAGTAATACTGGACCTCTTCCATATCTTTCACCAGCCGTTTTACTATACCTGGATATTACCCAAGGAAAACTTTTTAGTTCTCTGTACACTAACTCTTCTTGTCCACTGTAATCTATTATCTGATAATGAATATTACCAGTTTGTTTATCAAAGTATGTACCCTCAACAAGCTCTACTTCATCAGTAGGATTTTGCTCATACTTTTTTGCCATGCTTTGTGGTATCTTTATGTCAGGGAACTCCTGGTCTAAAACTTCATATGGTCTCTTAAATTTTCTGTAAACTTTTTCTACACTGCCGTTAGGGCCTTCATCATAACATATCTGAAATGTAGGTATGCAAGTGTATCTGATAGGCTCTACCTCATCGCCTGGTAGTATGAGCATGACGGCTGTGCCAATAGCAAGCTCTTGTAGAAACTCACCAATAGATAAATCAAACTTTGATTGTCTCATCACTGAGAACATTTGATCAGCATATCTATCTAAAATTTGTTGAACTTCTATCTGTCTTTCTTCAGGAATTTGTTCACCTGGTTGCAACCGACACCAGGCTTGTTGGGGAGGAAATAAACCTGATTGGATTCTATTAGCGAACTTTTGTGTCGATTGCATGGCTGTTGAGTCAAAGACTTGTTTCATTTTATTTTGACCTGGCACACTACCTTCATAATATCCATCATATAGATTTTTATTTGGTAGGGCATATCTGTAAGCATCTTCATAGATAGCTCGCCAGTGGGCCTTCTGTCTTTCTGCTTGCTCAAATCTTTTTCTAAGTTCTTGTGGTTTTAATTTTGTCATGTTTTTTTATGCCTATTAGCAAAGTTCCTAGCACTCTCTTTTGATCTAAAACCCCAAGCTTTCAAAGCTAGTGCTAATCTAGTTGGCCTTCCTTTTTCATCTTTTTCAGGACCTTTCATCCCAGCAAACCTTGAAGCAAAAGATACTCTCCTAGGATTTGTTCCAGTTTTGATTGGTCTTTTTAAATTTGCTCCTTCTGTTTTTTTGAAATGCTGTCTGCCAGCTTCGTTCAATCCACCTTTTGGATTTTGAAATTTTTTAGCTACCATCTGTTTTCAACTTACAAGCTGGACATTCAAACTTTACTTCGTCATCCTCTTCTTTCTTTGCCATAGCAACTTTGCAGACTGGACAAATAGGTAAACCCTTTTCAAATTTTTTAGGATTACGAGGATACGATCTCATACTCTTGGATTTCTACCTGGTCCTAAAGTTCTTTGTACTGGCTCAACACCAGTAACATCACCTGACATAAGCATTCGGTTACGTTTACTTCTAGAAATTTGCCTTGATGCTATCTTTCTTTTTTCTTCGTTTTCTTTAGCTTCTGCTCTTTGCTCTCTTTCAGCCTGAGCATCTAGCTCTGCCTGAGAAGGTCCTTTAGGACCACCACCACCAAATAAACCACCCATTAAAACAATCTCCCATAAACATAATAGTCTTTGATATCAGGACCATATCGCCTTAACAATCCTTCTCTATCAAAATAACACATCTCCATCCATTTAACGGCTCTGTTATTTGTTTTACAAACGTATGTTTGCAGTCTGTGAAGCTTGAGCTTCTCTGTTGCATACTCAAAAAATCTTAAAGTTGCTTTATGAAAAATCATTTTACTTGGTTCGAGGTCATGTGTTGGAAGCATCCAGGCTTCAGCTACACCTTTCCACAATGGATACAATCCCCATATAACGAC